CGAAGGCTTCTTCGTACTCTTTGATATCTTCGTCTGTAATAAGGTCACTTAATAACTCAATCTCATCAAACTTTAATTCGGGGAACTTATTAGCAAGATACATCTTTGTCTTGTGATTGATGACAAATATCTCGGTAATTAGGGTAAGATCACTGTCACTTGCTTTAGGATATACCTTCTTGTAATAGTCCTTAATTTCTTTGTGCTTTGGGCTTTCTTTAAGCTTACTTACACGCTCACGGATATGCGGAATCCATTGATGAAACTGTTTGCCTATACCCGGGCTTGCAGCACACAACATCAACCACTGTAGCTTAGGATGCTTCTGAACACTCTCGTTGAACAAGTACTTGTTAGCGTGATAGTCAGTGCTTTGCAGATAGTATGATTGAATATCCCCACTACCTTTAACTGCACTGATCCAATGAATCATCATAAATGGCACGAACTTCTTTTGCTGTTCAGGAGTCAACCTATCATAATACGAATAGTCCTTGCGGTCAATAGCCGCAAGTGCTTCAAAGAGGTCAAACTCGACCTTCTCGAACTTTTCGTCCGCTGATAGTTTCTCTTTAGCCATTATGAGCGAAGTGCTTCCATAGTAAGAATATGTTCAACGACCTTGCCCAACTCGTCACCCTGATTAACAATCACAAGTTCGGGACCATCACCATCTTTATAGCGATCTTGCTTGTAATATTCAATGATGTGTCCGCCCGAAGCAGCATAAATGGTGAAACGAACACTAGACTTACCGTTAATACCGTCATGGGCTCTTACTGTATCCGTAGCATATACTTCTTCTTTGCGAGAATTTTCCCATGCTTCTCGGCACCATTGAGCAAACTTTCTCTTAAACCAACCCATCTTCTTTTCCTTTTCTTTTCTTACTTTGCGTGTCCTAGCAGTATCAAGTCTAAAGACTCCAGCACTAGGAGGAGTTCTAGCCATCGTTCTATTATATTTTGCCTGACCTAATGATATATGTCCAGATGACATTATGACTTCTTCTTAGCCTTCTTTTTAATGAAGGTTTCGACTTCAATGTCAGGGAATAGAGTGCGAATCACACCCATAACATCGCCTTCAGTCTTCTTCTTAACGCTCTTTTTGTATGATTCAAGAATATTAGTCATTGTACGCTCCTTAATAAACCAAAGAATAATCTATAACTTCACAATTTCTACTGACTTCTTTAACAAAGTATATGCATCTAGGCTTTTCTCCATCATCAATAGGGACACATAAAAACTGTCCATTCTTTAATCTTGGGGCATACCAAGTAACTTCTGGATAGATATCTACAATCTCAATTGGCAAGAACGAGGGAGAGAATGAACTTAATGGATTGAATTCAAATACATTGAATCCCCTATCGTTCAGACTACTCAACGGCAATGCTTCTAGGTCGCCGTGTTCTTTTTCACCAATCAATACTTGCCAGTCAATTGGCATCTTGATAACTTTGTCTGCTACTCTTAATACAAGTGCAGGACTATTGAATGATTCCAAAAAGATTAATGGAATATAGTGATAGTCTACGTTTGCCGGAACACTATTATCTAGGATAGCAAAGCGCAAATCATCAATTTCGTCGGGGAGAGTTTCTAGGTTATAGAACTCGTTATCTAATGTTAGAATTCGCATAATATAATACTAGCACGGTTAGTTATGATTGTCAACATATTAATAATCTAATTTCTCCAAAGTGAACGGATAGTTGGCCTCTTTATAGAAAGCCTTGCGTTGTGTCAAGTGTCTTTTTGCGAACTTACAAGAACTTGTAACGTCCCAAATCTGTACGTGGTCCTTGTCTTCTGCCTTACGAATACCTCGACCAATACTCTGAATCACTCTCACAAAAGATTTACCTGGTTCAATAAGAACCAAATTAAAGATGCGAGGAATATTAATGCCCACTGCTGCGACTCCGTATGTTGCCACAATGATTTTATCATCGCTAGTAGCGACTTCATCATACTCTTCCTTTCGTTCTGTCAGTTTCGTGCCGCCGTTGACGAACACTGCGTTAGCGCCTAATCGGCTGACAAGTTCTTTACCTGCATTGACACGGTCAACAAGAACAAGAGTGTTTCCAGTCTCGTTGACCTTTTCAATAAGTTCTGCGATTCTATCAAGCCGCTTTTCATCTTCTAATAGATGCTTCAACTCTGACTGATAGTTGGTGAACTCTACATTGTCCTTAAGCTGGACGATGTTAACGTGACACTGTGCAAGTACACCTCGGTCTTGTAATTCACTAGCAGATAGCTTGCCGATTACAGGACCAAGCGAAACGAGCAATGATACACGATCCATTTCAGCTTTGGGAATCGTCCCCGTTAGTCCCCACCGAATCGGAATGTTGCTGAACACGCCAGTAAGCATCGTCTTAAGAACATCAGCCTTAGCCATATGAACTTCGTCAACAATGACGCAGGCAATATCATCAAAGAAGAATTCGTCTAGGCTTTCTTCACCTGCATCGGCTGTGTTCTTAAACAGATTGTTCAATGATTGCCAAGTGCAGATTGTGTGCGTCTTGCCATAGTCTTTACGATCACCAAAGTACACGCCTACATCAAGTCCTAGATTGATATAGTCTGCTTCTGTCTGCACGACTAGGCTCTTGTTAGGGACGATTACAAGACTGCGGCCATACTGTTCTACGCTCTTAGATAGAGCAGCAGTCATGAGTGTCTTACCCGCCCCTGTAGCGACTTCCTGTAGGCTTTGAGGGTTAGCTAAGAAGTTGTTTACAATCTCTACCTGATAGTCTCGTAGCACGATGGGCTGACCCTCACGCTCATGTCCAACTGGCCATACAGTGTCAGCAAAGCTATCTTCACGAATCAAATCAAACTCTAGCTTACCGTGCTGTTGTCTATGGTCAATCAGTTCAATGTCATAATTATTATCATATAGATATGTGATAATGTCTTCCAGTAGGTTCAGATAAGTGCTGCCTGCTAGACTGAAATAGCTAATCTTGCCGTTCCAACGACCCAAACGAACCGAAGGCAAATATCTTGCCCCCGGCTTTTCGTACTCAAACTTCTTCATCAATGCTCGACGGTCTGATAGTTCAAGACCCTCAATCTTTACATTGACTTCATCCTTAATTATGATTTTAGCTTCGTTCATTTGACCTCAATCGGTCGGCTATCTTTAAGCACGACTGTTTTACTTATTTGACCTGCGAAGGCACCTCGAACATCTATGTTAGATGTATGCTGAATAAGCATATTGACTCCATCAGGAAGCTTACCAAAACTCATTGGTCCACATGGCTGCATACCATATTTGGCAATAAGTTCATATAAAGCATCCTGACTTATGTGTGTTCTAAGTCCTCTGCCAACAATGACATTTTGGCAACCAAGATTCTTCATCCAAGAGATAACAATCTCTACCTGATCCATTTCAATTTCATAGACCCGCTTGCTTGCAAACTCTAGTCTAGGGTCAGATTGATACACTGAAGGATCAATGTCGATACCCATCATTGTCAACTTGTGCAATGTGATACTATCAACCTTCAAATCCATATTTTGCGTTAGTTCCCCTAAAACGCTATTGATAGCGACAATCATAGGGTTACCGTTGATTACATGTAGAGTAGGGTTGTATACCTCTGCATTGTAAACTGAAATGTCACTGAACAACTTGTTAAGATTATCATCGAACCTAACTGTGGGGAAATACTTCCCTAGTTCAGTATTTGCAATCTTCAATGCGACTGTATTGAACGGGGCACGATAAACCTTGCTATCCTTGTCCCATTCATAGTGGTTGTTCTTAACTTGTCTAAATGCACTGATAAACGGCTTGTTGAAGGGCACCTTGATTACGAGATCATCGCCATACAACGAAACCATTGCTCCAGTGTATTCCGGCGTACTCTCAACTATCTCTGTCTTCCAAGGCAAAGATTTCAAAATATCTTTGTCAAATCCGTTTTTAGTAAGCTGCTTCTTATACTTACTAATAAGATTATCAAACAAGGTAGCCTGATTACTAGTGACCCTGTTCTTGTTTTGGATCATAGTTTGCAGGTTGGCCATGAACTTGTAGTCATACTGACTCAAGCTTACCTTACCATTGAGGAAGAAATAAAGTAGTTGTTCCTTGTTGTTCATATTCTTACTATATCACCGTTGTATATTTTTACAAGTATTCTGGAAAAAAGACAGGGACCGAAGCCCCTGTCAAGTTTGATAGAAGGAAAATATTATTGACTAACTCTAATTCCAAAAAACCATAAATCAATTCTAGCAAACCAACGACCGTCGTGCTTCCCAAATCCAATGCGAAGCATGCGGTTGTTAGTATCAAGCGGGATGCGAGTTAGTTTCATTATCCACGCTTCATGCAAGTGCTTTCAGCAAGTGCCTTCCAATTGCGCGGGGAAATCTTGATAAGATCGGCAAGCTTGAGAGCCATACGAATTGACATTTCACGCAGCTTCTTCTGATTGGTCTGCATGAAGTCAAGCACTTCGGCGCCTTCACCATTCTGAAAATTGTAGTCAGCGAACAAGCCACCTTCGGCATCGCGGTCAACCTGACGGATGCGAAGCATCTTGTCACGCTGGGTGTCAATCGTCAAGTCAATGAAGTGACAACGACTTTCAAGGGCTTCAAGGTGATCTTGCAACTTCTTGCTGCGAACGTTTTCAAACTTGAGGTTCGTGATAAAGATAGCAGAACCGTTGAAGTTGAACGAGTTAGGAATGCCCTCGTCACGCAGAAGGCGTGAGTCCGAGTTCCAGCAAATGCGCCGACGCTTACCACTGTCAAGAGCAGCCTTGAGAATGTTCAGAGCAAGTTCATCACCAAACACGCTATCGCAATCGTCAAACACGAGGACGTTCTTCTTGTCGCTGTAGCGATACAGCTGGGCATACAGACCGAGTGCAGTCATAGCACCCTTGACAACTTCATAACGAAGCTTCTTGCCTGCAATCTTGTCAAACATCGAAGCCTTCTCAAGCTGCTGTTCAACACCAAACGACTTACCAACGCCCGGAGGACCCGAAACAATCATCGCACGAATGTCGCTGTTGATAC